TACCAGTTTTTGAGAATTGAACAACTTGTGCTTGAGATTTATACAACAATGGAGAAGCGGAACCAAACTGTGTTATATTTCCTTCATGAGTATTTATGCTCGTGAGCCAGGACTCCATTGCATTACGAATTAGAAAATCTTCATCATTAATTACTTGAACTGTCCATGAACCAAATACTCTATCGCCAGCGATCTTAATCTTTCTTCCAAAGTATGGAACTTGAATCATTCCAATAGTAGATTCTGGAACAGATGCGGCTTCAACCATGAATGGAACTTTAATATCGCCAGCTGAATTAGCTGGGTTCTGTATTGTAACTTGGAAGAGTGATGGTCTTGCTCCTCCAAGTACTAATTGACTTCTGATTTCATTTACATTAAATGCCATCTAAGCTCTCCTGTAATAGTTGTTTTTATTTATCTTTAGATTAAAAACCCTGACCAACTACTTCAGAGAATTCTACGCCAGACCGCACAGCAACAAAGTTCAGCTGAATATAATTAATTGCACGTGCAGGTTTAACATAAATGTCACCTACAAACTCATTGTTATCTATGACTTGTTGCGTGTTGTTTGTGCTATCGCAAACTACTTTAAAGTCATAGATGCCACGTCTTCCTTTGATGTCTCTGAGGAAAGGTTCAACAATGTTTCTAAATTGAGCTCTTGTAAATTCATCATTGAATTCAAAGAGTAGACTCTTAGCAGCCCGGGCAATTGTCTTCTCAAGTACAATGAATAAACGACGAACGTTAATTCGATCAAAAGCACTTGGAGCACCGAGTAGAGTCTTATCGCCAAATAGGATTGTGCCTTGTCCTGGGAAAGTTACTACTGGATTAATATCATTTTTGTAGAGTAGATCACGTTCTGCTTTACCTGGATTATAAGCAAGTTTAATAACATTCTTAATCTGACCACGACTAAACCCAGCAGGAGAATACCAAGGATCTCTGACAGTATCAGTACGAACCGCAAGACCAGCTACATCTCCATTAAGAGGAACGTAACGATAAACATCATTATATTTGTCATATTGATACTTATAACCCGAGTCTAATACAGCATAAGAAGTAGATGTAAGAGCATTACGGAATTGAATGATATCATCTACTTCATCTTTACCTGAATTTTGGACAACGTCTGAACGATCGGGAGAGATAAATGCTACACAGTCTTTACGAACAGAAGTAATATTGTCAATTAAATAATTTGCAAGCTGTGCATAATGATTACCGGCACTACCTCTTGCTTTACCTTGGAGCAACAAAGAAATATCGACATCTTCAGCAGATTTAAACTTATCATATGCTAGTGCAAGTGCAGCATTTGTGATAGTTGACTCATTTGCACCATCAGATCCTTGAATAAATGAAAGAGTTAATGGTTTAGAGTTAGTTGAAGAAGCAATATTTACTGCTGTATTGGACAAAGCATTTGGTCTATCTGTAGCCATCCACACATAATTTGAATTATCATTAAGAACTGTTTTATAATAATTTATAGCGCCGTCATTTGTTTTTGCATCAGTGGCACGGGATAATCCTTATATACTTCAAGAATAGTTCCAGGTACTCCTGTGAATTTGCCATCTTCATCTGCAACAACAATGTGCATTTCATCATTAGCAGCGGTATTACCAAAATTGGCAACAAAATCACTTTGTCCTGGAATAGAGTCAACACTATTAAAATATTCCCAGTTTCTTATAATTGTATTTGAACTAAAATCTGTTGATAACGTGTATTTAGAAGCAAATGACAAACCAATAGTTGCATAACCTGTATTTGTTCCTGCAGTATTAACAACAATAATAGGACCTACATTTGCAATTTTTAAATATTGTTTACCAATAGATGAGTTTCCAACTTCAAGAATGTCTCCAATGGAGAATAAATTGGCAACATTATTTGCATGTGGAACTGGAGTAGAACCAGTTAATACTATGCTATTAGCTAATGTCAAAGTTGCAGTATTACTTCCAACAGTAATATCGATTTTGGTATTCGCATCATTAAAAGATGTATTTACGATACCTCCAGGAGAAGTACGAAAATCTATCGTTTGGGTATATTGATTTGCAGTAGCGCAAACAGAAATTTTAAGAGAATTACCTAATTCGCCTGCATATTTTGCAATAAATTGAACACCAGCTTCAAATGATGGAGATTTTATATCATAATCATCAGAATTTAATACTAAATGCGCTAAATTACTAGTAATGGCAGCAGTATTTGCCATTGCTGAAAGAACTCCAGTTACACCAGTAGCATCGCCTGTATTTGCTGCGCGACTAATGAATAACTTATTTCCATAAGCAAGAAAGTTTGCTGCAGTAAAAAAAGTTTCAGGATTAAATGTAGTAGGTTTACCAAACCGTGCAACTAGATTTTCTTCTGAGTCGACAAGAACTAGTTTATTAATTGGACCCCAACGAAAAACTCCAGCAAAACCACCTTCTGTGGTTGATGCGCCAGGAACTATCGTGGTTAAATCAATTTCGGATACGTTAACACCAGGGCTTACTTGAAATGCCATTTTTTATTCTCCCTCTCGAAAAGGTGATTAATCTATGTTCTAGTATTTATATTTTTTTGGTTTTAATCATTATCGTAAAGGAATTTATCAAAATCATTCATTTCAGTAATTGGAGGAGGTGGCATACCTGTGTCGATTATTCCAAAGGGAACCATGTCTTCTTCAATCTGTTTCATTTTTGCTTCATATAACGCCTTTCTAAGGTCAATACTATTTATTTCTTTAAAATAACGTGTGGTTATAAGCCAAGCAAACATAACCAAAGTCATAACTAAATCGTCATGATAACCTTCATCTGCTTCAAAACTACCTCTTTTTTCAATGAAAGTTGAAATTTCAGAAATAATATCAGCATCGGTTATAAGAAGTTTACCAGTATCAATTAATGATTTTAAGTTATGGCAACCAATTCTTTTTACTTTACGATCCATAACAATTCCGGGCCGCATACTCTTGCTAGCAAACCCAGAAGTAATTGTTTGACTACTTTTTTCTTTTACTGAAAATAAAATATTATCATATTCTAGTTCTGTATGCAGAATATATGCAACTTGTTCATTAACGTTCAATTCAATTAGACAGAATGCATTATTATATTTTTTTCCAACCTCATTAATAATGTTTGGATACAATAAAGGACTAATCTCATTATTCTTATATTTTGCTGCAATCCTATAAGGAATTGTTGCAATGTCTATAACGGTAAATGCAGAATAGTCTCCTCCTACACCCTTTGCAGTATCAACTGTCATAACATATATGCCAGTAGGATCAGGCTCTTTAAATATATCTAATCCATCAAAACTATGGATAGGATCTATAACTGACATTTTTGAAATTGCATCAGCCCCAATAAGCGTAGCAGAAGAACCAAGGAAGTTACATAGTACTTCTTGATTGAACTTGAGTTCACCAAGTTGTCGCTTTTGTTCTTCTAACCAAGCTTCATCTCTTCCAGGGATCTCATGATATGGAATAAACAATGGCACAAAGTCATTACGTTTAGTTTGAGCATCATTCCAGAATTTCCAGAAATGATTATACCCATAGGGTGTAGACGTAATTATAATCTTTGTGGTTTGACCTGCAGAAACTACTGGATAAACCGACGTAAAGAACTGTTCAGCCACGTTATTTGGAATGATTGCAGCTTCGTCGATATAAAGCAAGTTGACGGATTGTGAACGAATACCTGCGGCTGTAGTAGCTGCAGTGAATATTTTAGATCCATTTTCAAGTTCAATATCACCCTTATTCCAATTCACTACGCCTTGTTGCATCCACTTAGGTAAGTTTTCATACATCAGCTGATATCTTGATAAGATACCACGTGCAGTGGACGCTTTATTTGCTAAGATGGCTACATTTTTGTGTGATTGGAAAACCGTATACCATAAGATATATGCGACAGAGGTAGTAGTCTTACCTTGCTGTCTTCCTTCCATGACAATAACTTTACGATTTTCATTTATGACTTTGATTTTTTTCTTTTGACAATCGTATAAGTCAAATTTAACCAACCCATGGTCAAGGGTTTCAATGTAACAGAAATTTAGAATGAAATATTGTGGATCTTCAGAACATTTAATGTATTCTTCAATCTGATCTTTTGTAAAATTAAATTTTACATTTGATTTCTTGAGAAGTGGATTACCAAGATATGATTCACTCATTTATTCTTTATTAACTTCAATAACTCAGATGTTGAAATGTATAGGTTATTATTTATGGTCTTATTACCATCAGCATCTTTACCTTTTTCTATTCTATTTTTCTTTTCAGATAGTTCCAGTAAATCTTTACTGGAATCAGATAATGATTTAATAAGAGTTGACACTACTTCATAACTTCTTGGATGTTGGGAAAGATCTGCAACTTCTATCATTTTATCTAATGCAATAGATCCTTTTTCAAGAATAGATCTAATATTCTTTCTAGCAAATTCATAATCATCATCATTATTTGCAATATATTCAATCTGTTCATCGAATTGTGCAATGTCTAATGAGTCTGCAATAATTTTATCTGTATTCATTGAATTATATCTTCAAAACTATCAAATTCTATAATAAACCCGTAATTTTCGCTTGCATCTATCTCAGATACATCAACTGATAATGAAGAATTTGATGTAGGAGAACCATTTGCAAGTAATCCAGGTCTAACCATTACTCTTGATGCAATATTAGAAACACCAATTGAATCGTCTATATTTTCTGTTTTTGCAACATAAAAATTAGTATTAACAGTTTTAATAATTGCACCTTTTCTAATTGGACCAAATAGATATGCTTTCATCACAAAATCAATAGTCCAAACTATTGCACGACGATTCATAAAATCGCCTTCATAAGTATCTTGATTACCAACTGTTTTAAGAATAATTGGAATATCTACATTTAATGCTAATTCAGGAATCAAATTTGAAGTAATAGTCCATTCAGGTGTAAAATATGGTAAAATTTGTTCAACGATTCGTGTTCCATCATCTGCATTTTTTACCATAACATACAACGTAAACCCAATATCATAAGGAACAGATTGATACTGTGAAAATAATAATTGTGTATTAGCATTATTCACTTTTACATTTCTATTTAACGTATTTAATTTTCTATCTTGTGCATAACTAATTGAAGTAATTTCAAACGCCATTCTAGGAAGAACCATAGCTGGTCGATTAAATGTTGGATCACCTTCAAGACGAGCTAAAAATTTTTCTTTAGGTCCATAAGACAATGGAACTTTCATTGTTTGAACCGTTTCATTGCTAGAGTTTATTCTATTGATGTAAATATTATTAAATAATGTTCCAAACATTACTACATATTTTCTAAGCGATGCATGATAAAATGGATTAAACATTAATATTGGCCTTCAGAAAATGGATTTGTGTCAGTAAAGTTTAAAATTTGATCTGCTTCTAATTGAATATCATTATTGTCTTCAAAACTTGATCCAACTTGTGTTGTAAAATTATACTGTTCTTGGACTAAATCATACCCATCTTCATCTGTTATTACATATAAATCTTGAGTAAATAATCCATATTGAGACATATCGAATGAATATTTTTTCTGAAGATCGTCTATATTAGAAATTCCTGTATTTAAAATTTCATTTGAATATTCCCATAATTCACAAACAAGGTCATACGTTTGCAATGATCCTAATTGGTAAAACACTGATTCGTGCTCAACAAATTTCACAGCAAACACTTTTTTATTTAAAGGGAAATAAATTAAATCACCTTCACGTGGTCGATCAAACCCTCGAATATTTCCAATTTCATTTAAAAAAATTCGTTTTGCTACTGTAAAGGTAATTTCATCACGCACTTGAAGATTAAATTTAGATAAAAAATCACCTTCTCCTTTAAAACCCATTACATTTTTTATATACATTTCAATCATAAATTGTTCGTTATATTCTGATATAGCATCATCACCATAGATTTCATCTTTATTGATCAAAGATCTAGGAAGATAAAAACAATTATGCCCATGAATTCTAATTGATTCAATAATTAGATCTTCAATTAAAGTTTGTTCTTGACTAGAATTGAAGTTATTAAAGAAAAAATTTGTTGCCATTGGCTTAGCCTACCATATCAAGTACTGGTAAACTGAATGAATGAATCATTACTTGTTCAAGTTCTTTTATTTCAGTATCTGCATCATTATAAATTTTTTCACCATTGAAAGTTAATCCACCAGGAAGTTGCATACCAATAAATTTGGTTAAATTAGATCCCCACTGTCGTTTAATTAAAGCTGTTGCATATTTTGAAAGCCAAGAATCTTTCCAAACATCTTGATAGATGCCTGGATCTACAATTTGATATGCTTCAACTAAAAGATATTCACCATCATTTAATGTATTCCAATCCATGTCTACATATAATCGATTCATATGCCTATTATATCTAATAGGTTGTCTACCTACCAACATTTCAGTAATTAATGCAAGGTTTTCCATAACCATATAATAAGGAAGCATTGATACTGATGTAAGAGTATATAAATCATTTAATGCAATTTGATATCGAATATTAAATAAATCATCAGATCGAATAGACGGGTCAGCTATTGAAAAAATACTAACTGCGCCAATTATATTCTCAGGAAGAATTATATACTTATTTGCTTTATCAGTAGACGTAACTGCATGTTTATAATACATTTTTTCTGTGCCATCAAAATGATAATCCCAATAAAATTTAAGAGCATCATCAATTCTATCTTCAACTTGGGTTTCATCTACATTTATTTCAATTACAGGCTTACCTAAACGGCGAAGGCAATATTCAATAAATTCTTGTCTTGATGTAGGTACGGCCATCTATATTATGCCTCTATATTATTGGTGTTATTTCTTTTTTAATTAATATTTCATTAATTTGGTTTAGGCTCATTTGCGTTGAAGTTATATCATCATCTATTGTTGATATTTGCAATAAACTCCCGCTAATGACTGCCAATACCCTAGTATCTTGTAGATTTTTCAATCTATTTTCTAGAATTGATTTTATTTCCTCTAAAGACATTTATGATTCTCCAATTCTAGAAAAATAGCAGTTGACGGAAATGTTCTAAGTTTTGATGACGGTTTACCCAAAGATATTTTAGACCATCCACGGTTACAAAGACTTCCATCTTATTACCAATACCAGCAGTACCAGCAATATATGGCATAACACCCGCACCATGCACAAAACCAGTGTTTAGGTCTAGATAATAAACTCTTTGTGTTATTTCTTTAGTAAAGTACAGTCTATCGCCCTGATCGTAGGCATACATTGAACCTGTTGTTAAAGTTTCAGTGAATGGAGACAGATAATTGTATATGATTTTATCATTTGTAAGGTCTAATTTGTCAATACCGGGTGATGCACCACCTCTTACTACCCAAATATATCTTCCCCGTGACGCTGCAATCGAATTACCAGAGGCCCAACCGACATATGTACCCGCACCTGCTACTGGTTTAGATAATATGGTATAAGATGCAATAGCCGCTAGTGGTGCAGTAGCTGTTGCAAATGTTAAAGTTCCAGTAGTTGGGGCTACTGCTGTAATTGCTAGTTCTTGGTTAAGACCGGTGGCTCCAGACATAACTTTAATACGTCTACCTACAAGTGATTGGTTCCATGCAGCGCAGGTTATAGTTCCCGATACCGCACCGGAGTGTGGTATATCGACCGTAAGTGTAGTAGTTCCTGCTCCTGATAAAATTTTAGCACCAGTGTTGATACCAGTTCCTGTGACATACCAACCGTTCACACTACCGGGTGCTGCCGCAGACAGAGAAATTGTTGTTCCTTGTGCAGAACCCGTTCCTGTGGCTGTAGCCCAGAAAGCCGAAGCATCCACCAGCGTAGTTGTTGAACTTGTAGTAGCAACACCAGACAGGTAGTTTATTGTCTGCCCGTCAATAGCAGCCCCTAATGCTTGAGCATTTGTTACGGCATATCTAGTTAAAGCGGCCACAGGGGCAGCACCTAACGCTGTGATAAAGCCCATCGTACCACCACCTACACCAGAGCTTGTAGCTTGCATCAATTGACCAGTAGTTACACCAGTTGTTATAACCGGTGCGGTTGTGCTCATGATAATAAAGTTTCCAGCAACATTTGGAGGGTAGAAAGTGATCGTACCAGACACAGCACCAGTACAAGCGTTACTTAAAACTATGGTTGCAGTACCTGCACCACTTGTAACTTTTGTGCCAATTGCAATGCCTGTTCCAACAACGTACCAACCTGTGATGTTAGCATTAGTACTAGCACTAAGAGTAATAGACGCTACACCAGCACCACCACCAGAAGAAAACGTACCTGTAATAGCTGTTCCCGGTCCCCACGGTGAGAATGTCATAACACCGGTTGGAGTTGCGCCTTGAGTCGCAGACAATGTTAGTGTAGTGGTTCCGGCACCAGAAGTAACGGTAGTACCTGCTGTAATGTTTGTACCGGTAACATACCATCCATTAATATTAGTTGGTGTTTTTCTGGTGAAGGTTAACTGAGTAGTGGTTGCCGAAGAGATATTGTCTCTAAAATCTTTGCTTGCATCTGATAGGTTGCCTGTACCTAATGCTGTTAGATAAGCATATGTTCCAGATCCTGCTGCTGATGGTGTATATGTAAATGTCGTAGTCGAAGGAACTGAAAGAATTTGAACAGCACCCGTAACGTTATATTGATCTGCGGCAGCAGAAGAGACACCACGAATACTCACATACTGACCAACCTTTAAATTATGTGGTTGCGCTGTTGTTGCAGTAATTGTTGTTGTACCAGCTAATGATGTGATAGCATAGGGCATTTGTTCATAAATCGTGTGATCTACATCTGTTAGAAGAGCGCACGCAACACATGCAATACCGGAATCACTCATTCTACCATAGGTGAGGAGGTCTAAATTTCCTGCTTGATGTTGGTATAGTGTAGCCGAACCACCCCACCCCAAATACATAACCTCCGAGTTACCTTGTATAACGTATATTGATGTGTTATCAGGAGTAATATTCCAAGAAGAATATAAAGTAAGTGCTGTGCTTGTATTTGATAGAATTTGTCTTAATTGACCAGCACCAGTTCCACTTAAAATTCTAACCGCAAAATTTGTCCATTGATTGACGGTCCATGTTTTTGTACTATCTGTAATAGTCTGAACACCACCAGCAGAAGCTTTACCTGCGTCATACCCAGTAATAACATAATCGGATGTTGCATCTGGTGCGGTTGATACTGCGGCAAACGTTAGAGTGTTTCCGGTATTAGAAACAATCGAAGATATCTGCCCTCTACCTGTTCCTGAGTAAATATAAACTTGATATCCAGCCCATTGGTTTGTTGTCCAATTTGGGTTTAATTTATCAACAAGAGTTGTGGTTGAACCGGATGCCGCAACACCCTGCCACCAAACAGAACTGTTTTCAGTAAGTCGCTCAAGAGCTACATCTGTCGGGGCAGCAGTCATCATATTGGTTAGTGCTGATTTTGCATACCAAGTATCAGCTAAAATATCATAGTATTGAAGAGTATAAAATGGAGCAGCAGCAGCACCAGAAGATAACCATATACCACCGGACTGAATAACGAATCTGCTAGTGCTATCTGGAGTAACATCCCAGTTTGCATCGACAGTTATGGTGGAACTTTCGATTTGATAAACGGTACCGGCAGCAGGGGCTACCATGGTCACAGATGCTAATGGATCATTCTGATAAAAGTTAATATCACCAGTAGTTAAGACTTGGTTCGTGTTGTACAGTATTTTACGAACTTGGTTTAAACCAGTACCAATATATGTTCTTACAACATATCCAACCCACCCATTAACATTACCAGTTGCTCCTGTATAGCTCGCATACCAGTTTTTAGCTGTATCGGTGAGAGAAGTAGTAGCACCCGCTGTAGCGGCACCAAAATCAGCAACCACGGGATCTGATACGTTGGTAATAATTCTTTCTTGTCCAGCACCCTTACCCGAAACAATACGAATTTTATATCCAATTGCCGCCCTACCCGAAGGTAATCCAGAGACAATCGTATTTGTTGATGCTGAAATGACTCTATTATAATACCCTTGAGCCCCTGCAAACCTCATGCTTGATGCTGTAAGTGGTGCGTTAGGAGGGGAAGCTAATTGTAAATAAGTGTCCGCTATAGTATCATAACGCCAGAAGTTCGTTGCGTTAATTAGGTAGTAAATGTAGCGGCCTGAATTTTCATTAAAAAGTGAGTTGTCCGCTGTGCATGAACAAGATAGACCAGCTGTGGGAGCAGCAGGACTAAATCTAAGCCATTCCCATGTTGGTAGATCGACCTGTTTTCTAAGTTGATTAGCTGTTAAAGCCATTCTATACTCCTAATTTAACCAAATGTTAATCTGCTTCTTAGTCCAGTATTGTAATTTGTTCTACTGATATCTATGAATTGTTTTTGATCTTGACCAGACAAGTTAACGCTGCCAATATTGTTTGTGCCAGCAGGTAGTGCGTTAGTAATAGCTGTGACCGCTGAGACCGTTGTTACTGTGGCTAAAGTCAATGATGCGGTAATAGCATCTAAAGTGATACGCTGTCTGTTTGCTTGATCTGTTGCGCTCTGACTTTCAATTAATTTAATTAATCTTCTTAACAGAATGATCTGTTCATTTTCTGCTGGATTAATTAGGTTTCCATTAGAATCTTTAACTCTAGTTATTTCTGCATATGCCATTTTCTTTTCCTATTTAGAATATATTCCAACCAGAGCCATCTGAAATAAAACCAAGAACGGTATTTAGTTCAGATATAGTCATATTTATATTCCCGTTAATTAGCTCTCCACTCTGCGGAAGAATCGTTAGCACACCACTACCGGCATTTTTAATTTGAAATTTTGTTCCAGAATTTCCTATAGCAGTAGGAAGTGTAATTGTTATTGTACCAGAAGCTATATAGAACGTTGTTGGTGATGCTGCTGTGGTGTTTGCAGATATTGTGGTAACAACTTCACCGCCACCACCACCGCCACC